CATTGGGCTCTTACCACAAAACTCCTTTATGCCGGCGATGCCACTCCTGATGGAAATAACAATGAACTTTATTCATCTACAGATCTCATTACATGGACTCTGGAAAAAACTGGGCTTGCCATGGGATTGACAGAGGGTGTGGCTATTTATAACGGAAGAGTTTTTGTTTCCTCCTTCCTTTCTTATGCTGCTGCGAGGACTTATGAGATTTGGTATTGGGACTCTTTACTTGGGACATTTGTTTCTGAGATAAACATTGCCACAAATCCTGCTCAAGCCGGAAGTTTTACACACGGAAACCTCCTTGAATTCAATGGAGACCTCTATGCTTTTAAGTATAGGGAGATCCACGTCCGTGAGCTCTCGACAAACTCCTACACATCCATCTACTCCTCCAGCGAAGAGATCGATCGCCCTGTGGCTGGTGTCACCCTAGAAGACGGACGGCTTGTTCTTGCGCTAAATGAAAACGTCATCGTCGAGGGGAATACGGTTTATTCTCTTGGCCTACAGCCTCCGGTTACGGCTCCAACTGTGGCCGTCGACGGAAACATCGTTATCGACGCGACGAACAATAAGATGGACTTTGAGGAGACGGACGGGGTTCCCCTTGTCGCAACGCTCACAAATGGTGCCTATGCCCCGGCTGACCTGGCCACGGAAATTAAAACCCAGCTGGATGCGGCTGGAGCGTCTACATATACAGTCACATACGAGACCAATGGATTATTCCGGATCCTTTCCGATGGTGCTGGTGGAGGCGGGATCCTAAACCTGCTCTGTTACACAGGTGCGAATGTTGCTGCGTCAGTATGGACGACTATCGGATTTGCCTCTGTGGATCTTTCGGGAGATCTCTCCTATGACGGCGTGTTGGGATGGGCCCTTACGGGTGGATATCAGTATGTTGTGACATTTTACAGATCTGGGAACTATCCTGTAGAAAGTAATCCGGGACCAGAGTCTACGCTAATTTATCCGGATGGGGAGAAGATCGATCTTTCGGATATTCCTATTTCTCCGGATCCAAAGTGTGGCACCCGGAGGATCTACAGAACAACATCTGGGGGATCAACTTTTTTTTGGCTCATTGATATCGAAGACAATACCACAACGACGTTTGAGGATGACATAAATGATGATACCCTCCTTGGTGGAGACGAAGTAAGCTACGATCGCGGTGTTCCTCCTGTCGGAAAGTATATGGAGGTTTGGGATAACCGGCTGTGGATTGCAGGAGTTCCAGCATATCCGAATTTCCTTTACAGGACAAATACCGGCACGTCCGAGGAAATGGCGTCCGGGAATTTCATTCAGATAAAAGCACGGGAGTCTGAAATCATCACGCAGATCAAGGCTTTTGGTGACAGGCTTTATTGTTTCAAGACATCATCAATGCACAGGATTTCAAAGATGGGGGCTACACTTTATGAGGTTGAGCTCCTCCCTCAGGACATAGGCACGGATGCTCCATGGTCCGTTGCTGTGTGTGACAAGTTTATGATTTTTAAGTCATCCTATGGGATTGAGATCTTCAATGGAAACAGCTGCTACAGAGGGCAAGAAGTTTCTGTGATATCGGATCTCATACATGTAACAATGGCCACAATAAACGATCAGGCTCTTGAAAAAATAGTCGGATCCCACAACTTTTCAGATGGAGAATACTGGCTGGCTATTCCGACGGGAGTCAACACGGAGCCGGATAAAGTCGTCAATCTAAACTACATGAGAATGTCCTTTGCGCTCTACACTTTTCCTGAAAAGCTGACATACCTGGTGAGCACAAAAACAAAGGCTGAGGGGCTTATGTTTCTCACTGGGACGGATGAGGGGAATGTCTATATTCAGTCTTCCGGATATGACGACAATGGAGCAACGATCTCATCGAGTTTTAGGACCGGCTGGTTTAATGTATCTGGAGAAAGAGAGATGTGGAATATCCTCCGGAGATTGTTTTTAAAGTACGAGATCCCGGATACTTTTACACTAACCGTAAATATTTACTCGGATTTTAATAAGACTGCTGATGTCTCATTGAGTTTTGAAGGGAGCACTCCCACAACGACACCAACGCTCAGGAATGAGATTCTGGCGAGACAGGATCTGAGGATACCTGGATACTATGTATCGTTTGAGTTTGTAAACAATGAGAAAACAGGTGGAAATGTCCGAGTCTCTGGATGGGATGCATTCTTCCGAAAACAGCTCTGGCAGCATACGGTGGAGGGAGACTAATGGTTAAAAGGGGAGACTACGAGGATTTCCTCCAGGAAGGAGATCAGGAGAAAGGCCTGCGCGATAAAGTCCTTAAACGCGGGGTTGTCCATGAAATCCATCTTGCCGAGGATGCTGCAGGAGTAGTCGATCTTAGTAATTATTACACAAAGGCTGAGGTTGATGCGCTTCTCGCGGCGCTTGGGATCCTGCCAACCTGTCTTACATCTTTGATCCGGCATGATTTTCTCATGTACGATGAGGTAAATGGCTGCTGGAAAAATCAGCTTATGGTCATGGATTTTGAAGATACGATTGATTACACGTGTACGAACCTTTGGATGGCTCTTAATGCTCTCATTAGGATTGAAGACTCGTATGCAGGGGATGGAATAATAATTGAGGACAGCCTATAGGAGAAAATCATGGGAATGATTAGAGTTGTACGGTGCACGGATGCAGAGAGAATTACCTATGGTGGGATAGAGACTGGCCGGATTTTCTTCTGTACCGATACAAATATTGCTTGGATTGGGACCGCTGGGGGTGATCTTAGCTTGGGATCAGGAACATTCCTCGGGTTGACCGACACTCCGGCAACCTATGCAGCACAGACATTAAAACACGTGCGAGTCAATGCCGGCGAGACGGCTCTTGAATTTGTGGATCCATATACGGTGGGGGACTGGACTCCGGCGATTACTTTTGGTGGGGCCGCTGTTGGTGTGACATATGGAGCAAACAATGCCGGAAGATATATTTTGATTGGAGACTGGGTGACGCTAACCGGAAGGCTGCAGTTGACCTCTAAGGGAACTTCTGTCGGTGCTGTGCTTATAACTCCCCTTCCATTTACCTGCAAAAATGTTGATGGAGCCTGGACTCCTGTAAACTTGAGGCTGAATAAAATATCCTTTGCAGTTCAGTGGACTGCTTTTATCGCTTCCAATACTGCTGATATCACAGTGGGGGAGCAGACGGCAGCCGGAGTTTACACGGATCTTACCGATGCGGATTTCGCAGATGACAGCGTTGTCACTATTAATGTCACATACGAGATAGAGGTGTAACGTGCCATACCTAAAAGACTTTCACTACTACACACAGCAGGAGGTTGATGATCTTCTTGCTGCTCAGGATGAATTTGTAGAGCTTACCGACACTCCGGCTTCTTATGCTGGGGAAGGTGGGAAGGTGGTCAATGTAAACTCGGGGGAAACCGCCCTTGAATTCAGTATGATAACTGAGGGGATTTTTGCAATCGCCGCAGTGCTGGGGACACTATAATGATTTGCCTCGATAATACGGATGTACTGGAAGCCTGGTCTGACACCGACGCCGTAATTGATTGTTCAATTCACGGCCTGGTGGGGACTACGTTTACCAATCTTTACACTGGGACTTTAGGGAACATCGCCAATGCCGTAGTCTACACTGCCGGCGCTGCCATCTCGGTTGTCTCCGCATCCTTTGTCAATACGGGTGGCGCCGCAGCGACAGTAAACTTCAAACTTGATCCGGCAAACGCAGGGAATGATAAGTTTCTTCTTCCTGTTGACGTATCCCTTGAACCTGGATATGCCCTTCTTTTCGATGGTCAGAGATTCTTTGTTATGAATACCTCTGGAGGAACGCTCGTCTCCTATCCGTTTACGCTTCCCTTGAGCGTTCCCAATGGCGGTACCGGAGTTGCAACGCTTACCACAGCCTACGGACTCCTGGCCGCAGGGACGACTCCCACAGGGCTTGTCCAGACTCTTCCTGCTGGTCTTGTTACACAGATACTTGTCGGGGGTGGAGCGGCGGCTCTTCCTACCTGGGGAACAGATATCCCGACTGCTGTTACCATTGGTGGCGCATACGTTTACAGGGCTGGAGGGACGGATATTGCGGTTGGGGACGGCGGGACAGGAATAAGTACTTATGCCGTAGGTGATCTTCTCTACGCAGACGGAGCGGCATCTCTTGCTAAACTCGCTGATGTGGCAGTCGGTCAATACTTGGCCTCTGGTGGCG